GACCTAGAGACATTACATTGTCTTGTCCTCATCGACGAAGACGACAACGTCTTTAGGTACAGGAACGACAACATCATGGAGGGACTGGCGAAGCTGAAACAAGCTGACATTATCGTTGGACACAACTCTATTGGTTTTGACTACCCTGCCCTCAAGAAGCTCTACGGGTTCACCCACAATAATGTGTGGGATACAATGGTTATGTCGAGGTGTATTTATCCTGACATTAGGACAAATGACTTACGTGCTCAACATGACAGGAGTATCGTAGGCTCACACAGTCTAGGAGCTTGGGGTAGGCGTATCGGTGTTCTTAAATCCGACCACGGTGCTACCGAGGATTGGAGTGTATGGTCACAGGAAATGGAAGACTACTGCGTTCAAGACGTCGTCGTCACCAAAGCCTTGTTTACCTACTTAATGAAGAAGAACCCAAGCAAGACTATGCTAAACCTTGAGCACCAGTTTGCTAGGGCTATGCGTAACCAAGAATGGAATGGCTTCCCGTTTGATGTCGAGGGAGCTACCAAGCTTGAGAGCGAGCTATGTATTCGTCGAGTAGAACTTAAGGACAAACTTGAATCTATCTTTGAGCCTACAGTTCTGGAGATGAAGAGCCAACTATGGGAGACATCTGACGGCAAGGAGTGGTCGACCAAGAAGAGTGCTATGGAGGCTGGTTACAAGAATGACCAAATTACAAAGGGACGTCACAAGACCAAGACGATTCCGTTTAACCCTGCATCCCGTGACCAGATAGCCGTTCGTCTTATGGCTCGTGGGTGGAAGCCTCAAGCTTACGATGGCAAACGCCCACAGATTAACGAAGGTGTCCTGAAGGGTATCGGAACTCCAGAGGCTTTGATGCTTCTGGAATATCTGTTGGTTTCTAAACGACTTGGTCAACTGTCCGAGGGTCGTCAAGGGTGGTTGAAGCTTGAAAAGAAAGGACGCATCCACGGCTCTATTATAACCAACGGTACTATATCTGGGCGATGCAGTCACAGGAATCCTAACGTTGCACAAGTACCCGCTGTTCGTGCTCCCTACGGTGCAGAGTGTCGTAGTCTTTTTCATGCCCCCAAGGGTAAAGTCCTTGTGGGCTGTGATGCCTCTGGGTTGGAGTTACGTTGTCTGGCACACTACCTACACACGTATGACAAAGGTGCCTATGAACGAGAGATTCTTGAAGGTGACATCCACACGGCAAACCAAAAAGCCGCTGGTCTTCCCACACGGGATGACGCCAAAACTTTCATCTATGCCTTCCTTTATGGTGCTGGTGACTCCAAGATTGGACAAATCGTTGGAGGCTCTAACAAAGAAGGTAAGAAGTTGAAGACGTCGTTCATGAACAAGACACCCGCCATCAAGCGGTTGACGGACGCTATAGCCAACGTCGTCGAGACTAGAGGTTCCTTGACAGGAATAGACGGGCGTATCCTTCCCTGTCGTTCAGCACATAGTGCCTTGAATCTTTTACTACAATCCAGCGGTGCGGTTATAATGAAACAATCTTTGATTGAATTCCAGAAGGTTGCCACTAAACCATATGAGCTACACGCTAACGTTCACGATGAGGTTCAATTCAGTTGTTCCCCTGAACACGCTGAAGAGCTAGGACAACACTATGTTGACTCGATAGCAAAAGCTGGGCAAACTCTGAACTTCAAGTGTAAGCTTGATGGTGAATATAAAATAGGAAACAACTGGAAGGAGACCCACTAATATGACTACAGCAATAATTGACGGAGATATGCTAGCCTACAGAGCCGCTTCAAGTTCTGAGAAAGAGATAAGATGGAGCGATGATATCTTCACCCTACAGCTAGACCTGAATGAGGCTAAGGATAAGTTCTCAACGAACCTTAACCACATCCTCAAGAAACTAGGAACCGACCAGTACGTCTGTGCGTTCAGTCCCTCAAAGACATTCAGGCACGAGATATGCACGACATATAAAGCCAACCGTAAGACAAAGCGTAAGCCTCTTGGCTACTCTACCTTGCTAGGGGATTTGTTCATTATGCACAATGGTGTTCGCTTTCCTAACGTCGAGGCTGACGACGCTATCGGTATCCTGTGTACGGGTAATGATAGTTACATCGCTGTCTCTGGGGACAAGGACTTTGCTACGCTTCCCTGTCGTTGGTATAACGACCTCAAGGATGAGATGTCCGAGCGTACCGTGGAGGAGGCTAACTACAACCATCTCGTCCAGACTCTTACAGGGGATGCTACGGACGGCTACGCTGGTGTAAAAGGAGTTGGTCCCAAAACAGCCGATAAGCTTTTGAAACAAAAAGGAGCAACTTGGAAGTCTGTCGTTGAGATTTATGAATCAAAAGGCATGACCGCTGATGAAGCCCTACTTAACGCTCGTCTTGCTTATATCCTAAGAGCAGACGACTACGACGTAAACCAACATAAAATAAAAGCACTATGGTCGCCACCGAGCAAGTAACCCTCCCAGACTCTGGGGAACGCTCCGAGTTCACCACGGGTGCTGTACGTGATGCTATGGGAGGTAAGGGCTTGCCCTCTTTACTCCCTATCGAAGCCTTACGTAGAGCATCTCGTCGTTTTGAAGACGGAGCTAGTAAATATGGACGTAACAACTGGCAGAAAGGAATCCCTTTGAGCCGTTACGTCGACGCCCTCTACCGTCATCTATGGCAATATATGGAGGACGACGACAACGAAGACCACGGCGGTGCTATTATATGGAACGCTATGTGTCTTGTGCAGACTAAGGAGTGGATAAAGCAGGGTAAACTACCCAGCGAACTAGATGATTTAACCTAATAAGGGACTAATATGAAAGAAGTTACTATACCTTTAAAAGTTGTAGAATACCTAGAAACCATTTACCCGTTGAGGGATTTCACACCAGATAAATCACTACGTGAAATTGATTACCACAATGGTCAGCGGTCGGTTGTAAGGTTTCTGCGGTCTAAGTATAATGAACAAAACGAAAACATCTTAACCACTAACCCTTATAGAGATTAAATAGTATGTGTATGTCAGCCCCTAAAATGCCTCCACCCCCAGAGCCACCACCTCCACCGCCTCCACCCACTAAGACGGCTGATACGGTAAAACCAGCAGTAAAACGGAGCGGTGCTACGAAGCGACGGGGTACTGGTTCACTAACCGTAAGACGTCCCTCTTTAAACATTAACTCTTCTGGTTCAGGTGTAAACATTTCTCGATAATCTTAAACGAAAACAATAATCATGGCATCAAAAACAATAAACACTACTGTGACCGCTGACGGTAACACCCTCGTTCCTGACTGGAATGGACGCCTCGGAGCGTTCCTTGCCGCTGGGACTTTCGACGGTGCTACCGTAAAGCTACAGCAAAAGATAGGCTCAACTTGGGTCGACCTTGGAAGTGATACTACGCTTACAGCCGACGGAGGTGGTCAATTCATCACCCCTCAATCCGAGCTTCGTGTTAATACTTCCTCCGCTGGAGCTGGCACTAGTATTACTATTATCGTAAAACCACTTATGGTCTAAAATGATATTCCGTAGAATCCGACCCCAAGCCCTAAACACTTATGCTGACGGACTAACGCTGAGTTTAACGGCTGGGTTGACTGAGGGTCTCACGCCTGTTCGTATTTTCCAAAACCTTTACTTACAACCTGATGGCACGTCTCTTTACTTACAGCCAGACGGTTCTTCCCTATACCTTCAACCTTAATATATCATGCCTAACATTACTGTTCAGCCTCACGTAGACGCTTTCCTTAAAACGCCCTCAAAGCGTTTTGCTCAGGATGTGCTTTCCGTACCTCTGCCTTACGCAGCCTTTCCTCACGCCCTGTCACAGGAAGAGTGGCGAAAGGCTGCAAAGTTTACCAGCACGTATGGTACTTTTCTTTCTACGACAGTCAGAAGCACCACAGGTTACGCTCGAATGCTGTCCAATGGATCGTTTGGGACAGTTCAGGGCAGCGGATCCCCAACTGCCTACATTCCCATCAACAGCGCAGCTCCACCAACCGACAAAAGACCGTCATTCTATGCGGTTATTCCGTGTGATGCATCGGGTAATCTTGATGGTGATCTGACCTATTTTCAGTGTCAAAATAGACAAGTTACTACTTTTGACGGTACAGGATTGAGTTCATTGACCGCCCTTAGCCTAAGCACAAACCAGCTAACGTCCTTCGACAGTACAGGGATGAGTTCATTGACTTCCCTCACTCTCAGAAACAACCAGCTAACCTCAATCGACACTTCGGGATTGAGTTCATTGACTGACCTCGAAGTCGGAAATAACCAGTTTACCTCATTCGATACTTCGGGAATGAGTTCATTGACTACACTTTCCCTTTACTCTAACCAGCTTACCTCATTCGACGGCACAGGGTTGAGTTCATTAACTGACCTCAATCTGTATAGCAACCAGCTAACATCTTTTGATGGCACAGATATGAGTTCATTAGTTAAACTCGACCTTCGCTACCAGCAGATAGCATCGTTCGAGAATCTGTCACTGCCTAATGGTGAGAGTATTAGGGTTGATGACAACAGTCTACCAGCTTCTGAGTTAGACGAACTCTACACTGCGCTGGGGATTAATTCAGGAGGTCTAACGTACCACCAAAGTCCAGGAATCTTTGTATCAAATAACGTAGGCACAACTGGCGATGATCCTTCTATCGCTACAGCTAAAGGTCACACAGTTTACGGAAGTTAAAAATTATGAAAAATGTATTCAAAGTAACGCCAAGTGTGGCATTTTTTGCCACTCCCCGATCAGGTTCAACCGCCCTCGTAGGTGCAATTCTTGAGAAGTATAACCCAACCCTAAAGGCGATGGCTGACAATGCTCATGCCCCCGAAGGTCGGAGGGGTATGCCTCATAGTGTTGCTCCAGTATTACAGGAATACAGCGGTCAAACTATTGTTCTACCTGTTCGTGATCCTGTTGAACGCTTTCGCTCTGCATTTGCCATTAAACACTGGCTTCGTGACTATACAGGCAATGAGACTGTTGACGAAGTTATTACCATCATTGAAGCGCAGGACCGTAAAGAGGTTAACCCACACTTCCGATTGCAGACAGTTTTTCTTGAAAGACTTAAAACCGAAGCCGATGAGATTCAAATATTCCAATTCCCTCGTGACCTAAGTGCGATGTCAACTGCGCTGATGCTTGATGCTGTTCCAGAACCAGATCACGTCTCGAAGACAAAGCCCGACCTCACACCTGAGCAGCTCTCCAGAGTCCAAGCAATCTACGCTGATGATATTGCTCTTTATGACTCCATCATCGAAGCAGGGCAAGTGTGGACGAAGCCTCCCACACCTGCAACGAAAGAAGACAAGGCTGCTAAACTCCAAGAACTAGCTAGCGCACGTTACGATGCCGAAGTTGGTGGTATGGATTTTAATGGTGTTCAAATACAAACCGATAGGTTCACTCAGTCTAAAATTTCATCCGCTTATGCAAAAGCAAAAGAAGACAACACGCTTACGCTTAACTGGAAGACTGGTTCGGGCTGGGTAACATTAGATGCTGCTGCTATTATAGGCATTGCTGATGCTTTATTTGCTTTCATACAATCGGTATATAGTCAGGAAAAATCCCTGAGTGAACAGGTTGAGGCTGCCGCATTTGTTGAAGAGTTACAATCTATTGCTTGGACACCAGAGGAAATCTAATGGACGACATCGTATACAGAAGTGTAGTAAGACAAACAGCTCCTGCCATTGTAGGTTTCTACTTTGGTTCATCACAAGTTAAATAATTTTATGCATCAATCCGCTGAATCCCTTTATACTGCTTTAGAAGGCAAGCGGTATCAATACCTTGACAGAGGTCGCACCTGTTCAAAACTTACACTACCATATATACTACCAGACGATGGCTTTGGTGCTCATAGTCGTCTGGAAACACCCTTTGCGAGCGTTGGGGCAAGAGGAGTAAATAACCTCGCCTCAAAATTACTGTTAGCACTCCTACCTCCCAACGCTCCATTCTTTAGATTAAACGTCGACGACTTCGCCTTGAAAGCAGAAGGTGCTCCTGACGAGCTTATCAGTTCCGTTGAGACGTCCTTACAGCAAGTAGAGGAATCCATTATGGATGAGGTCTCTCGTGAGACTTATCGTACTGCTCTCCATGAGGCACTCAAGCACCTGATAATCACAGGGAATGCCTTGGTGTATATCCCTGACTCAGGAGGTATGCGAGTGTTCCACCTTGATAGATATGTTGTAGACAGAGACCCTATGGGTAATATTCTGCACATAGCGACCAAGGAAACCATTTCCAAAACCGCATTATCCCCTGAGATGCTTCAGGTGATTTCTTCTGAGGGCGGTAAGGTCGACGACGACTTCAACCTATACACAGCTATCTGTAGACGTGAGAACGGATGGGAAGTATATCAAGACATCAACGGTGTCCGTATCCCTGAATCCGAAGGTTTCTTTCCGTTGGACAAGAGTCCCTACATCGCCCTTCGTTTCACCCGTATTGACGGTGAATCGTATGGACGTGGATACGTAGAGGAATACCTTGGTGACATCCAGTCACTTGAAGGTCTTACCCGTGCTATCGTGGAAGGCTCTAGTGCAAGTGCTAAGGTTCTCTTCATGGTCAACCCCAACGGAACTACTCGTGCTCGTTCGTTAGCCGAGAGTCCTAACGGAGCAATCGTGCAGGGTAACGCTAGCGACGTCTCCGTCCTACAGGTACAGAAACACAATGACTTTAGAGTAGCACAATCAACGATGGAAGCAATCAAGGAACGCCTTGGTCAAGCCTTCCTGTTGACTAGTGGTACTGTCCGTAACGCTGAACGTGTTACCGCAGAGGAGATACGGATGCTGAGTATGGAACTGGAGAATGCCCTTGGTGGTGTCTACAGTTTGTTCAGCACCGAGTTGTCGATGCCGATGGTCAACCGACT